AAAAACTTGAAGGCAACGGCTTAATGACAGCAAATTTTGTCCAGTCATTAGTAAGATGTGCAAGACGGATTTGCCAGGAATGTGAATGGACAGAGTTAATTGAATTTATTCGATTATATCTATGGTGTACTCCAACAGTACATGATGTGTGTTTGTATAAAGAAGATTTTACATATGAGTCATTTGCAGAGTTACTTAAAGATTTGGATCTTGATGAAAGCGAAGTTGGAGAAGAAATTAAGTTATTTGCAGTTGTCGATCAAGATTGTTTGAAGGAGTAATTAATATGAGAGATTTAAGACCTGGTGATGTGGTTCATGTTCAAGGAATTATTTGTACGATTAAAGAGATTGCATGGCAAGAGCCTTGGAAATGGAGAGAAGCATATTATTTGGAGTTCCGTGATACGAATGGCATTTATAGGTCATGGAAACAAAATTTTGACGGAGGCTATGCAGAGCTGAAAGGAGAGTGATTAAAAATGTGTAAACATAAACCGAAAAATCTACGAGAATTTGAACCGATTCTTAAAGCAAATGGCTATCACGAAATCAGAAGTCGTGGTAGCCATTTTATTTATGGGAATGGTAAAAATCAGATTACGGTAAATAAGGATCTGAATAAGATGGTGCAGTTACGG